GGGCTACACCCAGATGTTTTTGAGACAGCCGAGGACATACTTACCGTCATTGAGATTTTGGAAAGGCGAGCAAATGGCTAAAGATGCAATCAGCTATGACAAGGCTGAGCTGCGCGCCATTGTGCGATCTTTCAAGGCAATGGACGAGGAAGCAACAGACCAAGCCAAAGAGGTCACCTCAGAGCTTGCAGAATTTGTGAAACAAAAGGTTATTGCCACAGCTGGTCAACGCAACAATCGCGCATCAAAGATAATTGCTGAGGGCGCATCAGTGCGCAAATCCTCCAAAATTGGTGAGATCGGCTACGGCTTTGCACGCCAGAAATTAAGCGGTGGCGGTACGACTCAGCAGGTTTGGGGCGGGTATGAGTTTGGGTCAAACAAATACAAGCAGTTCCCAGTATGGTCAGGTAAAGAAAGCCGTGGAGGTTCACGCGGTTGGTTTATTTACCCAACACTGAGATCAGTGCAACCAGACATTGTAAAAAAATGGGAAGAAGCTTTTGGAAAAATAGTTAAGAGGTATGCATAGTGGCTGGTCTAAGTCGTACCCTCAAACTTTCCATACTTGGAGACGTTGACAACCTCAACAAATCGCTTAAAGCTGCCAGCAAAGATGTTGACACTTTTGGCGACAAAATGGGCAAGGTTGGCAAAATGGTTGGCGCAGCTTTTGCAGCTGCTGCTGCTGCCGCTGGTGCTTATGCAATCAAGATCGGCGTTGAAGGCGTCAAGGCGGCAATCGAGGACGAGAAGGCACAGACGCAGCTTGCTGTCGCCTTAGAAAACGCCACAGGGGCTACAAAGGCACAAATTGCTGCTACTGAGCAATCGATCTTGCAAATGTCTTTGGCAACTGGTGTGGCAGATGATGAGCTGCGCCCAGCTTTGGGACGGTTGGTCAGATCAACCTCAGATACTGAGAAGGCACAGCAATTACTCGCAACAGCTTTAGACATAAGCGCAGCCACAGGCAAACCGCTGGAAAGCGTTGCAAATGCTTTGGGCAAGGCTTATGACGGCAACACAGCATCACTGGGCAAACTAGGCATTGGCTTATCAGCTGCTGAATTAAAGACCATGAATTTCACACAGGTGCAGGGCAAATTGTCAGACCTGTTTGGCGGTGCAGCAGCTCGTAATGCCGACACTTACGCAGGGCGCATTGCTCGCATGCAAATTGCATTTGATGAGGCTAAAGAAACAATTGGGTTTGCGCTATTGCCAATCCTTGAAAAGCTTATGGGTTTTATCAACAACAATGCTTTGCCAATCATCAACGCATTTAGCGGTGCTTTTAGCCTCAACGGCAATGGTCTTGGCGGTGTCATCACAACACTTGGCAACATCATTACTAGCGTATTTACGCCGATCATCAATGGCATGATTAAAGCGTTTGGGTATGTTCGAGATGCAATCGGTGACAACCTTGACACTTTCAAGGAATTTGGGGCGTTAATCGCAACCTATGTTGCACCAGTCATAGGCACAGTTTTGGGCGGTGCGTTACAGGTAGCAGGCAAAATCGCAGGCGGTGTTATTGACGTCATTGCTGGTGTGGTCAAAATTCTCAACGGCTTAATTTCAGGCGCGGTTGCAGGTATCAATGCTTTGATTTCTGCCTATAACGCAATACCGTTTTTGCCAAACGTCAGCAAGATTTCAACACCAACGGTTAGCGTGCCAACAATCAAGACACCAACAGTGCCAACAACAGCGACGACAATACCTAAGATTTCAGCACCGTCAGGCGGTGGCGCAACGTCCACGTCAAGCGGTGGCGGTGTTTCAACAGCTGCAAAAGTGGCTGCGACCGCTGCCGCTGCGACGACTGGCGGCATTGGTTCATTTGATGCTGGGCGTTTCCGTATGGGCGAGGAAAAAGACCGCGTCGGTACAACAATCAACCTGACCGTAACTGGGGCGTTTGATAAGGAAGGCACAGCACGCACAATCGTTGACACATTAAACAACAGCTACTATCGCGGAACAGGCGGCGCGACCAACTTGCAATTAACATGACGCAATGGACGCCAGTTTGGCTGGTAGAGATCGACGGCGTTTCTTACACTGACGCGGTTTTGGCTAACCTAACAATCAGGTCAGGTCGCACAAACATTTACGAGCAAGCGCAAGCAGGTTACGTCAATTTGCAGCTGCTAGACGTTAATCAGGCGACCATACCTGTCAACATCAACAGCACCATTTCAGTGCAGGTGCAGGACACATCAAGCTCATACGTCCCAATTTTTGGTGGCACGGTCGTTGACATTGGCCTTGAAGTGCGCGACGTAGGCAGCACAATGTTCACCCAGACATACAGCATCACAGCACTTGGCGCGTTGTCTCGTTTGCCAAAGGCGTTGACAAATGGCGTGCTGTCTAAAGATTTTGACGGCGATCAAATCTGGGAAATTTTGTCAGACTTATTGCTTAATACTTGGGCAGAAGTCCCAGCAGCTGAAACGTGGGCAGATTACGACCCAACAACAACATGGGCAACAGCAGAAAACGTTGGGCTGGGTGAGATCGACCGCCCTGGTGATTATGAGTTAGCTGCTAGGTCTAGTGAGCGCACAGACGTTTATTCTTTGGTATCAAAGCTTGCAACGTCAGGTCTTGGCTACATTTACGAGGACGCATTTGGACGCATCAGCTATGCCTCAGCTACACACCGCAGTTTGTACCTGTCAAACAATGGCTATGTGCAGCTGACAGCCAACCAAGCACGCGCAGCTGGTTTGCGCGTTGAAACCAGAGCAGGCGACGTACGCAATAACCTGACTATCCAATACGGTGCAACCAGCAGTGCAGAGCAAAGTGCCAGCGACGCAGACTCGATTTTGCAATACGGCACGTTGTCTCAGATTATTTCGACAACCTTGCACAACTCAGCTGATGCAACCCAGCAAGCCAATTTTTACCTTGCATTGCGCAAAACACCGCAAGCAATCTTTAGTGAGATCACGTTTGACCTGACAAACCCAGAGCTAGACGACAGCGACCGTGACAACCTCATTGGCGTGTTTATGGGTGAGGCATTGGCAATCAATGACCTACCAGCAAACATGGGCGGTATCTTTCAGGGCTTTGTTGAGGGCTGGTCATTTCAGGCGTCGTACAACCAACTCTCGATCACTCTTAACATTTCACCAGTGGCTTACTCATTGCAGGCTTTGCAATGGGACGAAATCTCAGCTGCATTTACTTGGTCGGGCGTGTCGCCAACACTCGACTGGGCGCGTGCGACAATAGTGGTCTGATAAGGAGAAACAATGACAAACCCGACAAGCAATTTTGGTTGGCAAATGCCAACGGCGAGTGACCTCGTAACGGACTTGCCAGCAGATTTTGAGGTATTTGGACAAGCTGTTGACACGTCACTAGCTGATCTCAAAGGTGGCACAACAGGTCAGGTGCTATCTAAAGCAAGCAACACAGACATGGATTTTACGTGGGTAACTGACGCAGCTGGTGACATTACTGGTGTAACCGCTGGCACAGGTATTTCAGGCGGTGGAACAAGTGGCACAGTTACAGTTACAAACTCAATGGCAACAGCAATTGACGCCAAAGGCGATCTCATTGGCGGCACTGGTGCAGACACATTTGCACGTTTGGCAGTAGGCGCAAATGGGACAGTTTTAACAGCTGACTCAGCAGAAGCAACAGGCATGAAATGGGCAGCAGCTAGTGGTGGGACATCAACATTTGTTGGTTGTCGAGTAACAAATAGCACTGACCAATCTATTCCGAACGCAACACGCACAGTTGTTACATTTGACACTGAAACATTTGATACTGACGGCTTTCACAGCACATCAACTAATACTGGACGTATGACGATACCCGCTGGAAAAGCTGGTAAATACTTGGTCACAGGCAATGTCACTTTTGCAACAAATTCAACAGGTGCTCGTGAAATTTATTTATTTAAGAACGGCAGTTTTTATTCACAAGTATTTGCAGTAGCAACCTCAGCAGGCAGCTCAGGCAATGCAATACCTGACATTGTAAGCCTTGCCGTTGGTGATTATGTTGAGATAAGAGTTGAACAAAGCTCTGGAGGCTCATTATCAGTAAGAGGTGACGGCTGGGGCACAGGCGCAACATACTTTGGCATCACTTATTTGGGGGCATAATTATGGAATTTAATACACCGCAATCCTTAAATGGCGCACAATTAAAAGACGAATTGAAGGCACAAGGCATTATTGTTGAAAAGATCGACAACAATGCAACAGGGCAAATTTCTTTTGTTGTGGACAAAGCAAAAGAAGGTTTAGCTGCATCTGTTGTGGCAGCTCATGTGGGCGTTGACAGCGTGCAAACCATTGCTGACAAACTTGCGTCTGTCGGACTTTCAATTGACGAATTAAAGGCTGCATTAAGTGAGTAATTACCCAGACGGCACAAATGCCCGACTGATCGAGGTTGCAGCTGCTGAAGTTGGAACAATTGAGGAAGGCAACAACCTCACAAAGTACGGCAAATTTACAAAGGCAGACGGTTTGCCGTGGTGCGGTTCATTTGTCAATTGGTGTGCAAATCAAGCTGGCGTCAAAATTCACAGCGTTGTTGGCACAGCTGTTGGCGCACATAAATTTAAGGAAATGCAACGCTGGTCAACTATGCCTCAGCTTGGCTATTTGGCTTTCATGGACTTTCCACATGACGGCGTTGACCGCATTTCACACATTGGCATTGTTGTCGGACTTATTGACACAAAGACATGTTTGACCATTGAAGGCAATACGTCTGGGACAGGCGATCAACGCAATGGTGGCATGGTTATGGTCAAGGTCAGAGCGTACGGAGAAGGCAAGGAAATCGTCGGTTTTGGCATACCTAAATTTGTGCCATACAAGGGCGAATTTCCAAAGGTAGATGCACCAGCTGCAAAAGCAGCCGCAGTCAAAAAGGAGAGCAAAAAATGGAACAAGCAAAAGCCGTAGCAGCCTCATGGGCGCGCTCATTTCTGGCAGCTGCACTTGCCCTATACATGGCAGGCGTGACTGACCCAAAGACATTGGCAATGGCAGGGGCAGCAGCTGTTGCACCAGTGATCTTGCGCTGGCTTAATCCAAATGACAAAAGTTTTGGCAACTTGGGGAAGTAGCCAGAAACTTGCGGCGGCAGGGTTGGTTTGGGCACTTGCACTAATCCTGTCCGCTTGCGGGTATCAAGGC